GTTTCGTCATTTCTGGAGCCTCGAATGAACAACCCGTTTCTGAACCCCGGATTCTCGATGACCAGCCTCACCGCCGCCATCAACCTCATCCCCAACCGCTATGGCCGCCTAGAGGCTTTGAACCTGTTCCCGGCCAAGCCGGTGCGCACCCGCCAGATCATCGTCGAGGAGTACGCCGGTAAGCTCAACCTGCTGCCCACCAAGCCGCCTGGCTCGCCCGGCACGGTCGGTGAACGTGGCAAACGCAAACTGCGCTCCTTCGTCATTCCGCACATCCCGCACGACGATGTGGTCCTGCCCGAAGAAGTCCAGGGCATCCGTGCCTTCGGCTCCGAGACCGAGATGGAAGCCATCTCCGGCGTGCTCGCTCGTCACCTGGAGACCATGCGCAACAAGCACGCCATCACGCTCGAGCATCTGCGTATGGGTGCATTGAAGGGTGAAATCCTGGATGCCGATGGGTCGGAGCTGGTGGATTTGTTCGATGCCTTCGAGATCGATCAGACCGTTGTCGAGTTTCCGTTTTCCAACGACAAAGGTGACGTCAAAGGCGCCTGCATCGCTACGGCAGCAGCGATCGAAGAAGCTCTCAGTGGTGAGTTCTCAACCGGAATCCACGTGCTGTGCTCGCAGGAGTTCTTTGCAGCGCTGATTGCCCACCCGACGGTAAAAACGGCCTATGCCAATTGGCAAAACGGTGCCGTCTTGATCAACGATGTGCGCAAGGGCTTCACATATGGCGGCATTACCTTCGAGGAGTACCGGGGGAAAGCTGTTGCGAGAATCGGCGAGAACGTTGTCGTGCGCCGTTTCATCGAGGCAGGCGAGGCCCACGCCTTCCCGACCGGCACCATCGACACCTTCGGCACCTACTTTGCACCAGCCGACTTCAACGAGACGGTGAATACGCTCGGCCTATCGCTGTACGCCAAGCAGGAGCCGCGCAAGTTTGACCGGGGCACCGACCTGCACACGCAGTCCAACCCGCTGCCGATGTGCCATCGCCCTGGTGTGCTGGTCAAGCTGACGGTGGCGTGATGGGCCTCGTCGAGCAGGTCTATGCCGCAGCCGCCAACGCGGGCCTGACGGTGCGCTGCCGCTGGACGCCTGCGGGCAGTCCGGCCAAGACGCAGCAGGTGGGCTTCTCTGCGCCCGACGACACCGTGCTCGATGGGCTTGTCCTGACCACCGACTATGCGATGACCTACCCCGCGTCGGGCCTCGATGGACTGGCCGCGCGCGACGTGGTGGTCATCGACGGCCACAGCTATCAGGTGCGTGACATCCGGGCCATCGGCGACGGCTCGGAGATGCGGGCCAAGCTCACGCGGCTCTGACGCCATGTCCGCCCACTCGATCCGCGAGCGCCTGCTGCTCGCGGTGCTCGACGCTGTCCGCACGCCGGTGAAGGCACTCGGGGCCACGTTGCACCGCTCGCCCACGGTGGCCATCAGCCGGGAGCGATGCCCGGCGCTGGTGGTGTTCCCCGAGTCCGAATCGATCACCGAGCGCGCCAACGACCGCGTCACGCGCGAGCTCACGGTGCGCCTCGTCGCACTGGCCCGCGCGGTACCTCCCGCCATTCCGGAAACCGAAGCCGACCGGCTGATCACCGCCGCCCACGCCGCGCTGCTGGCCGACCGGAATCTGGGCGGCCTTGCCTTAGGGCTGCGCGAGCAGGAATGCGAGTGGGACGTCGAGGACGCCGATGCAGTGGCCGCCACGATCCCCGCGCGCTACGCCATCACCTACCGGACGCTCGACACCGACCTTTCAACCAAGGGATGACACCCATGACTTCCATCGTTCTGACTCAGCCGCACACCCACGCGGGCCAAGCCCACAAGGCGGGCGAACGGCTCGATGTGGATGGCGGCACCGCCGACTGGCTCATCGCCAACGGCATCGCCCGCCACGACCGCCAGCCCGCACCCGAGCCCCAGCCGCAAGGCGACGGCACACCCATTGAGCCCATCCGACCCATCACCACCCAACGCAAGGAATCCAAATCATGAGCACCTACGCCAGTTTTCAGGGCCGCGTCTTCCTCGGCAAGCGCGACGAATCCGGCCTGCCCATCGAAGTGCGCTCGCCCGGCAACGTCGCCGAGCTGAAGCTCTCGCTCAAGACCGACGTGCTGGAGCACTACGAGAGCCAGACCGGCCAGCGCTCGCTCGACCACCGCATGGTCAAGCAGAAATCGGCCACCGTGAACCTCACCATCGAGGAGTTCACCAAGGAAAACCTCGCCCTGGCGCTCTACGGCAACCACGTCACCGGCAGTACCGGCACGGTCACCGCCGAACCCATCGGCGGCGCGATGCCCGCCATCGGCGACCGCTACTTCTTCGCCCACCCCAAGGTATCGGCGCTGGTGGTGACCGACTCGGCGGGCACGCCCGCGACGCTTACCGCAGGCACGCACTACACGGTGGACACCGATTTCGGTGCCCTTCAGTTTCTGGATACCACCGGCTTCACCGCGCCGTTCAAGGCCGCCTACACCTACGGCGCCGCCACCGAGATCGGCATCTTCACGCAGGCGCTGCCGGAGCGCTTCCTTCGGCTGGAAGGCATCAACACCGCGCAGGGCAACGCCAAGGTGCTGGTCGAGCTGTACCGCGTGGCCTTCGACCCCCTGAAGGAAATCTCCTTCATCTCGGACGAGTACAACAAGTTCGAACTGGAAGGCTCGCTGCTGGCCGACACCACCAAGCCCTATGACGCGGTGCTCGGCCAGTTCGGCCGCATCGTGCAACTGTAATGGGGACTGCCATGAGCGATCTGGAAACCCTCATCCCGCAAGCGGTGGAGCTGGTCATCGACGGGGAGCCGCTGGCCATCAAGCCACTCAAGGTCGGCCAGATGCCCGCCTTCCTGCGCGCCATCACGCCGGTGATGCAGCAGATCGGCGGCGACGGCATCGACTGGCTGGCGCTGTTCGGCGAGCGCGGCGACGACCTGCTGACGGCAGTGTCCATCGCCGTCGGCAAGCCGCGCGCGTGGGTCGATGAGCTGGCCGCCGACGAGGCCATCCTGCTGGCAGCCAAGGTGATCGAGGTCAACGCCGATTTTTTTACCCGGACGGTGATGCCAAGGCTCGACGGTCTGATCGCGCAGACCAGCGCGGTGGCGGCCACGGCTGGTTCGACACCGTCCAGCACCTGATCGCCCACGGCCACCGACTGCCCGACATCCTCGACTACACCCTGGCGCAGGTGCGCGGCTTCGCCGCCGCCACCGTGCGGGAGGACGCCGCACGCGATGCGCGGCTGCTCTCGCTGATCGCCATCGGCGCACGCGGCGACCCGCGTCACCTCGACCAGACCCTCGACAGGCTCCAAGACCATGCGCATCTCGGTTCGCATCGATAGCAAGGCCGCGCAGGCGCAGTTGCGCCGCTGGGGCGGCGAGTTCCGCGAGAAGGTGCAGAAGGCGGTCGCGCGCGGCATCGCCAGTGAGGCCGCCGAACTCAAGCAGGACGTGCGCAGCCACGTCGCGGGCCAGATGACGGTGGTCAAGAAGTCCTTCGTCAAGGGCTTCACCGCCAAGGTGCTGGACAAGGACAAGAACCGGCTGCCCGCGCTCTACGTCGGCTCGCGCATCCCGTGGTCGGGCATCCACGAGCGTGGCGGCGTGATTGGGGGCCGGATGCTGATCCCGCTGCACGGGCGCGTGGGCCGCAAACGCTTCAAGGCGCAGATCGCCGAGCTGATGCGCGGCGGCAATGCCTATTTCATCAAGAACGCCAAGGGGAACATCGTGCTGATGGCCGAAAACATCAAGGAACACGACCGGCCACTGTCGGGCTTCAAGCGCCGATACCGCAAGGCCGAGGGCATCAAGAAGATGAAGCGCGGCGCGGACGTGCCGATTGCCGTGCTGGTGCCGCGTGTGCAGCTCAAACGGCGTCTGAACGTCGAGCGCATCGTCGCCAGTCGCATCCCGCGTCTGTCCGCCACCATCGAGAAGCAGTTGCGGCAGGTGGACTGAGATGGCAAACCGCATTTCCATCCTCGTCGCGCTCGAAGGCGCAGACGAGGGGCTCAA